TAACAGGAATTGGTCAGTCTCTTATTAATGTTAAATTGATTTCAAGATATTCAAATTCAACCGAAACTTCTGAATATATTGAATATTCTGAAAACAATCCCTTAGCCTCTATTCAAAATGGAGATACCATCAAGATTATTAATCCGTCCAATGGTGCTGCGATTTCAACATATACTTCATATACATTAACTGATTGGTATAACAATCAAACTATAGATTTAGGAAATTCAATTGCATATTGGAAAAATATTGCAGAGAGACCAGGAACTTCTCAGTATGTTGAATCTAGTGGCGGTAAGAATGATGAACTTAACGTCGTTGTTGTTGATACTGAAGGCAAAATAAATGGAAATGCTGGAGAAATTCTAGAGAAATTCACAAAACTTTCTAAAGCAAAGGATGGAAAAATTACTCCATCCCAATCAACATATTATCTTGAATACATTAGAGATAACTCATCATATTTATTCGTAGGGGAGCAACCCAATGGGGCTGCTACAAAATTTGCTGGGTTAAATAATTATTCCGCATATTCTGGTGGAAGTTGGGGTTCATTGGCTTTAAATAGCTATTACACCGTCATCGGTAATACTGAGTATCAATTAAATTACGGAACTGATTATAAAACTTCTGGGAAAACATTTGGTGTTGAATTATCTGACATAATTGATGCTTACTCTGTATTTGCAAATCCAACTCAATATGCAGTAAACTATATTATTAATGGTCCATCTGGGGGTGGCAGTGTTTTTGAATCTCAAGCAAAAGCAAATTATATCGTATCACTTGCAGAAGCTAGAAAAGATTGCGTTGCAGTTGTTTCTCCACATCAAGAAAGTGTCGTAAATGAATCAAGTTCTACAACTCAAACAAATGAGATTATTAAATTCTTCAATGGAGTGTCAGCAAGCACTTATGTTGTATTTGATTCTGGTTATAAATATACGTATGACAGATTTAATAATAAATTCTTATATATCCCTTGCAACTCTGATATTGCAGGGTTGATGGCTAGAACTTCTATTAATCAATATCCTTGGTTCTCCCCCGCTGGAGCAACACGAGGAATTCTCAATAATGCGATTAAATTAGCTTACAGTCCTTCTGAAGCTCAAAGAGATTTGCTTTATACTAATAGAATAAATCCAATTATAATTGCTCCAGGTCAAGGCATTATGCTTTATGGTGATAAAACTGCATCAGCCTATGTTTCTGCATTTGATAGAATTAACGTTCGTAGATTATTCTTGACGATAGAAAGAACTATTGAAAAAGCTGCCAGGTCCCAGTTATTTGAATTTAATGATGCAATTACAAGAAGTAACTTTGTTAATATTGTTGAGCCATATCTTCGAGATGTAAGAGCAAAGAGAGGAATCACTGAATTCCTAGTTATATGTGATGAATCCAATAATACTCCAGATGTTATAGATTCAAATCAATTTAGAGCTGATATTTATATCAAGCCAGCTAGAAGCATCAACTTTATTAATCTTACATTCGTTGCTACCAGAACTGGGGTTTCATTCTCTGAAATCGTAGGTACTGTTTAATAAAATTCAAAGGAGACTCAAACAATGGCATCAATCGGTAATTTTCAAGACAGAACTATTTACGATTTTAAGAATCGTCTAGTTGGTGGTGGAGCAAGGTCTAATCTATTTGAATGCGAACTTACCTTCCCACCCGAAATCTTTACATATGGTCCAAGTCAAATCGACCAGAATGCGGTATACACTGATGTTAGATTTTTAATCACTGCAGCTCAATTGCCTGCATCAAATCTTACAACAATTCCAGTTCCATTCAGAGGAAGAACTTTAAAAATTGCTGGGGATAGAACCTTTGACCCTTGGACTATTACAGTTTTAAATGATACCAATTTCAGACTTCGTAATACTTTTGAAAAGTGGAGTAATTACATTAATAGGCACGATGATAACTCTGGTGTTATTACTCCTGGTTCTTATCAAAGAGAAATCATTGTCCATCAATTATCTAGAGGTAGAGAATCTACAAGTGTAGATACTGGAAATAGACCATCTACTGGCTCAGCAATTCCTGTTCTAAAATCATACAAACTCTATGGATGTTATCCATCAGCAGTAGATGCAATTCCTTTATCATATGATACTACAGACACGATTGAGAGCTTTAATGTTACATTTGAAGTCCAATGGTGGGATGCCTATGATAGAAATGGCTCCAAGGTATTTGATACGTCAGAACCTAACGGTGCTACAGTTCCAGCGCCAACTCCATCAAATCTGTAATAGCATCATTTTTGGTCTTATAAATACTAAAAATAAGTACTCTATCTTGATATAATGGCTAAATTGTTTGGATTTAAAATTGAGGATACTGGAGATAAAAAGAATAGTAAAATTATATCTCCAGTTCCACCTAATTCTGAGGATAGATCAGATTATTATATTACAAGTGGTTTTTATGGGCAATATGTAGACATTGAAGGTGTCTACAAAAATGAGGCTGATTTAGTTCGTAGATATAGAGAAATGGCACTGCACCCTGAGTGTGATAGTGCCATTGAAGACGTTGTAAATGAAGGAATAGTATCAGATTTAAATGATAGTCCCGTTGAGATTGAATTATCAAATACAAATGCTACTGATAAACTTAAAGATATAATCAGAAAAGAATTTAAATATATTAAAGAAATTATGGACTTTGATAAGAAAGCCCATGAAATCTTTCGCAATTGGTATATAGATGGGAGAATTTATTATCACAAAGTTATTGATATGAATGACCCATCTAAGGGAATTCAAGAAGTAAGATATATTGACCCATTAAAAATAAAGTTTATTAGAAAATTAAAAAAGGATCAAGAAAGCACTTTAACTGCCCAAGTTAGGTCAATATTGGCAAGAGGCAATGTTACCGATAACATTTCAAATCCTAATATTGAAGAGTATTATCTATATGACCCAAATGTTGGATATACTCCGACACAATCAAGCATTCACTCTAGCGCATCATCAATATCAAAAGCTGTAAAATTATCTACAGATTCAGTAACTTATATTACATCTGGGCTTGTAGATAGAAATCGCCAAACTATCCTTTCTTACTTGCATAAAGCAATTAAATCTTTAAATCAATTAAGAATGATTGAAGATAGTTTAGTGATTTATCGTTTGAGTCGTTCTAGTGAAAAAAGAATATTTTATATTGATATTGGAGGTTTACCTAGAAATCAAGCCGAACAATATATGAAGGATGTGATGAATCGCTATCGCAATAAGTTGATATATGACCAATCAACTGGCGAAGTGAAAGACGATAGAAAATATATGGCTATGATGGAAGATTATTGGCTTCCAAGAAGAGATGGAAATAGAGGCACAGAAGTTCAGACTTTACCTGGAGGTCAAAATTTAGGAGAACTAACAGATTTAGAGTATTTCCAAAAGAAGCTATACAAATCTTTAGGTGTTCCATCCACTCGTTTAGATGCTGGAGGTGGATTCAATTTAGGTCGTTCGTCTGAGATTTTAAGGGATGAGCTTAAATTTACGAGGTTTGTTGGTAGATTGAGAAAGAGATTTTCTCAATTGTTTATTGATATGCTAAAAACTCAACTAATATTGAAAAATATAGTTACACCTGAAGATTGGGATAAATTATCCGACCATATTCAATTTGACTTTTTGTATGACAATCATTTTGCAGATTTAAAGAAAAATGAAATCTTAAATGACAAGCTTGCTGTCATTTCAGCAATGGAGCCATATTTGGGTAGATATTTTTCTGTGGAGTATGTAAGAAAAACTGTTTTAGGTCAAACCGATAGCGAAATGCTTGAAATTGATGGACAAATTAAAAAAGAGATTAAAAAAGGAATACTACCAGACCCTCAACTTATGATGCAGCAACAAATGGGAGTTGCGCCGCCAGGACAAGAAGCCCCCCAACAAGGTGCCGTAGGAGGTGAGGCTTTGGGTGCTCCAGTCAAAGAACCTGGAGTTTCAAATGCATCAACCACACCGCCAGATGTAGGTGAGATATAATAAGACTAAATAAAAGCAAATACTATACTTAATTTTATATGGAAAGTATCGGACAGATGATTATGAGTGATGAAAATCCCGATTCTATTAGGGATGCTATCATTGCTAATTTATACGCCAAAGCTGCAGAAAGAGTCGAAGATGCAAAGCCTTATGTTGCTGCAAGTATTTTCGGAGATGATGTCGATGATGAAGAAGAAGATGAATATGATGATGAGGAAGAAGAAGAGTATGAAGATGATGAAGAAGAGGACTGATAAGTGGATGATTTTGGATTGAATTCCAACGATTTATCTGACTTTTTTTCCGCCGTCAGTGTCGGCAAACAAAAAAGAAAAATAGAGGTCGAATCCACAGTGGGTGACGCTGTGGATGATTTTTTATTTGCAATTCAAGAAGGAAAAAAAGAAGTCAAAAAGAAAAAGGAATCTTTAGTTGGAACTTCATTTGACGATTTGTTTTGGTCTCAAATATCAAAAAAAGCCCCACAAAAAAACAATAAAAAAGTAATAAAAAAACAAATAAAAGCGGATGCGGTTCCTGAAGTAGAAGCAATAACAGAAGAAAAAAATAATATAACGAATATTGAACCGAATTTTACAGAACCCCCAGCGGCAAAAAATAAAGACCCATTAACTCCACTAAGTCAAGATTTTCTTACAATTCAAGAATTTAATAAACATTACAAATTATTTTTGAGTCGTATCCAACAACAACTTTCCACTTTAGGTGGAGGTGGTGAAACAAGATTGGAATTTCTTGATGATGTCGATAGAAATTCTGCAAAGACTGATAATTATTTTCTCAAATACGATGCAAACATAAACAAATGGGTAGGAGATCCTGCTGATGGTGTTGGAATTACCAGTATTGTTTCTATCACAGGAATAACAACTTATTATCAATCAAATGATACTGATGATTATATCGGTGTAAGTGCTGATGTTCCAGTAACAATTGTATTACCACAAACCCCAAGTTATGGTAAAAAACTCATTATAAAAGACGAGGGTAATAAAATTGATACATATAATATCACAGTTCAATCTGGAATTGGTAAAAGTGTTGAGAACGATAGTTCGGTAGTCATGAAAATTAATCATCAAAGTTTTACTTATTTCTATAATGGTAATAATTGGTATATCATCTAATGTCATATAATCCCCTTCCACAACCTGCAACTTCAGTAGTTCTTACTGGACCATCAACAAGTCCAGTAAGTTTTTCTAATCCATTTCCAGTATCTTTAGGTTCTTCTAGTATTACTATTATTGGTGATATTACAATTCCTGGAATTGTAACTGTTACAAGTACTCCAGAAAATCCAATTCATTCTCATATAGTCAAAGTTGGCACTAGTGGAACATTAACTACACCATATTTACCAATTGGAATTTCGACATTATTGAATACGGTATCAATCGGTAATACAGTTTCTATTTCTAATACTGCATTTTATGTAACTTCTATTGGGTCTACGGTTAATATTCAAGGAACTGTTGGTATTGGAACTACTGGACAGGTAAGTATTAATGTAAATGGCGTCGGAGTAAGTTCTACAAATCCATTTCCAGTTACAGGAACACTTGGAATTTCTTCAACATCAGTAGTATCTGTAACTTTACCACCAACTGCAACTGATGCATTTGGAAGACAGAGAGTATCAAATCCTCTTACACTTTTTGATTCTTCACATAGATATAGAGACAACAATCTTTGGAGTAGTTTAATTGTAGGAGCAGGTTCTACAGTTGGGTTTGTAACAACTCAAGGATTGATAAACATTGGAATTGGAACCACTGCAGGTTGTTCTGTAATTAGAGAAACTACAAAAGTATTTGCATATCAACCAGGAAAATCATTAAAAGTATTAAATACTTTCGTTTTTAATTCAAAAAAACAAAATTTAAGACAGAGAGTAGGATATTATGGTGCAGATAATGGAATGTACTTGGAACTTGATGGAAATACTTTATATTTTGTAGAGAGAACTTTAGTTAGTGGAATTACAACAGAAAATAGAAAACAACAATCTGAATGGAATGTTGATACTTTACTTGGACCAAGTTCAGGTTATTTGAATCTTTCAGGAATTACATTAGATATATCTAAAGCACAAATTCTTTGGATGGACATTGAATGGTTAGGACTTGGAACAGTCAGAATGGGATTCGTAATTGATGGTAAGTTTATTCATTGTCACTCATTTCATCATGCAAATAGAATTGAAACGACTTACATTACAACAGCATCTTTACCATTGAGATATGAGATTGCAAATACTGGAATTACAACAAGTTCAAGTACTCTCAAACAAGTATGTTCTTCTGTAATTTCAGAAGGTGGTTATGAACTTCGTGGATTACAACAAGCGGTATCAGTAGGTATAGGAACTCCAGTAGATTTAACAACATCAGGAACTTATTATACGGTTTTATCAATTAGATTAAAGACATCACCAAATCGTTTAGATGCGATTGTAATTCTTACTGCACTTTCAATTTTGGGAATTACGAATAATGCAAATTATAATTGGAGAATAGTTGCAAGTGGAATATCAACTGGAGGAAGTTGGATAAGTGCAGGTGATGATAGTGCAGTTGAGTACAAAATTGATGGGGGAACTCATAGTGGAGGAAGAGTTTTAGCATCAGGATTTATTAATGGTTCAAATCAAGGTTCTACTCCAGTGGATATTTTAAAGGAAGCATTATTTAAGTTCCAGTTAGAAAGAGATGGATTAACTGGAACTCCTTATGAACTTACACTGATTGCTGCAAGTGATACTAATGGTGCAGATATTTACGCGGCTATGGATTGGGAAGAAGTTAGTAGGTAATTTTATTAATGTTATTAAGAACTTATATTTATAAATAAATTATATAATCTATATTAAATATGTCTGCATTTAAAATAGTTCAAAAAATACCATCATTAACTATAGCTTCGGCTTCTGGTATTTCTACCAGCGGACCTATTGCATTGAAATCTGGTTATCTTCGTATTGTTCCAACTCAAAATACTTTTATTGAGATTGGAACAAATCCTGGAATAGATACTTCAACTTCGATTTGGATTCCAGCCAATACCGAAGTAATTCTCAAAGAAGTAACAGTTCGCTCGCAACCAACTGTTGGTATTATAACAGGAGCAACGACTACAATTGAAGTCCCAGAAGGAACAACGTCAGCTTTTGATGTGGGGGACTATGTTGCATTAACTGGAATTTCTACTACTGGAATTAACACTAATTATGCTCTTGTGACCAGCGTAGATAAAACTACATCATACAATGGCTATCATAATTCCAGATTAACAATAAACTGGAATACCTCAGCTCAGCCTCCAGTTTCGAATGGTAACGGAGAATTGAGGAAGGCAATTAAAATTGCGGCTTACAATGATAGCTCAAGTCCAAATACCATTCATATAACAGAAGTTCAAGTCGTTTCTAATTTTAGCTAATGAAACTAATCACCGAAGAAATCGAAAATGTAAAAGTTATCGTTGAAAATGTCAACGGTAAAAAAAACCTTTACATTGAAGGAATATTCCTACAGGGAGATATTCAAAATAGAAATAAAAGAATGTATCCTATGGACACCCTAAGAAAAGGTGTTGGATGTTATGTTGAAAAATATTTAAATACTGGAGGAGCTGTTGGCGAGTTAGGTCATCCATCTGGTCCTACAATTAATTTGGATAGAGTTTCTCATAAAATTATATCATTAAAGGAAAGTGGAACCAATTTTCTCGGAAAAGCTAAAATTCTTCAAAGTCTACCAATGGGTAAGATTGCGGCTGGATTATATGATGAAGGTGTAAGATTGGGAGTATCTTCCCGTGGAGTTGGCTCATTGGTTCCAACTAATGAAGGATATTCAATTGTTGGTGAAGACTTTATGTTGTCAACTGCCGCTGATTTAGTTCACGACCCATCCGCACCATCAGCATTCGTAAATGGAATCTACGAAGGAAAAGAATGGATTTTCAATAGTAATAAACAAGAATGGATTGCAGAAAACATTAAAAATAAAATTGAAAAAGATGTAATTTCTAAAAGATTAAATGAGGAAAGAATGCTTCAACACTTTGAAAATTATCTAAGTCTTATATAAAAATAAAACTTTATAAATAAATACAGATTTAATAAAGGAAAATCGGAGAGTTCAAAATGCCTCGTGGAAGAAAAAACTTACAAGAAATGGAAACCGGCACAAAGCAATCTCGAACTGCTGTAAATGCTGGAGCAAAGGCAGCAGAGCCTATGCCACATTTGACTACAGGTATTCCTGATGGTCAAAGAGCTGCAGGTTGGGAAGACCTTGGTGGTCCTACTCCTGAAGATTATAAGCCAGATAACGATTCGGCTAAATTAAAGGACCCAGCTGCTATTTTAGCACAAGTTCGTGATGTTGTAAATCGTGGAGCTAAATCAGCTGAAGCGATGCATAAAATGAAGGAAGAACTCGATGATGATTATGAAGATGAAGATGAATATGATGAAGATGATTTAATTGACGAAGCCTCTTGTGAAGATGAAGAAGAGGATGATGAAGAAGAAAAAATGCCACCCAAAAAGAAAGGCAAGAAAAAGCCAGAAAAAGAAGAAGATGAAGATGGCGAAGATGAATCTTCAATGAAAGAGGAAATTGAAGAAATCGAAGCTCAAATTGAAGAGGACGTTGATGCTCTTCTATCCGGCGAAGAACTTTCTGAGGAGTTCAAATTTAAAGCGAGAACTGTATTTGAAGCCGCTTTAAATGCAAGAACCGAACAGATTGAAGAAGCAGTTGTTAGAAAATATGAAGAACAACTTGCTGAAGAAATTGAGGTTATTGCCGAAGCATTAACCGAAAGAGTAGACGCATACCTTGAGTATGTCGCTGATGAGTGGCTCAAGGATAATGCTCTAGCTATCGACCAAGGACTCCGTACTGAATTTACGGAAAGCTTCTTGGTTAATCTCAGGAGTCTTTTTGAAGATCATTATGTGTCAATCCCTGAAGAAAGATATGATGTTCTTGAGAGTATGGTAGAAAAACTTGATGAAATGGAGACTAAACTCAACGAGCAAATTGAAACCAATGTTGCTCTAAACAGAAGACTTGCAGAATCCGTAACCGATGTAATCATTGGTGAAGTTTCTGAGGGTCTCGCACTTTCTCAAAAAGAAAAGCTCGCTTCTCTTGCAGAAAATGTTGAGTTTGATGGTGAAGATAATTTTCGTGAGAAATTAGTCACAATTAGAGAGGCATATTTCTCTAATAAGGCTGTTACTCCTAGAAGCACTCAAGACTATCTTGTAGAAGATGTAACAGAGACTGTTCCATACAATACCCCAAGTGGAAGTATGGAAATTTATCTAAACGCTCTTGAAAGAGTTTCTAAAAAGTGATTTTTAAATCATAAAAATCAAACAAAACAAACAACTTTAAACAGAGGTAAAACAAATGCAAATGTTCAATGCAGAGCATCTGCAGGAAAAGTGGGCACCACTCCTAGACTATAATGGTCTTGATCCTATCAAGGATTCCCATCGAAGAATGGTTACTGCTATCCTGTTAGAAAACCAAGAAACCGCTCTTCGTGAGGAAAGATCCTTCCTCTCAGAAGCTCCAACAATGAACACAGACCCAGGTGGGACTGGAGCTGCTGGTTTTAGCTACGGAGCCAGCCCAACAGGTCCTGTCGCTGGTTTTGACCCCGTTCTAATTAGCTTGATTCGTCGTTCGATGCCTAACCTCGTCGCTTATGACTTGGCTGGTGTTCAACCTATGAATGCACCCGTAGGACTTATTTTCGCCCTTCGTTCTCGTTATAAAGGACCTGAAGGAGATGAAACCTTCTATAACGAAGTTGACACTGCATTCTCTGGTCAAAATGCAGGCTTAGGTCACACTGGTTTCGTTGGCTATGGACATACAGGTTCAACCGGAGATAATGTAGGATTTGGTACGACTGGTCAAACTGGCAATAATCCTGGACTTCTAGCCCCTGCTGGCTCTGAGGCTTATACAGTCGGTCAAGGTATGACTACAGCCGAGTCCGAGGCTCTTGGTGATGGTGGTGCTAATACCTATTTCAACGAGATGGGACTCTCGATTGAAAGAATTTCAGTTACCGCTAAATCTCGTGCGCTAAAAGCTGAGTACAGCCTTGAACTTGCACAAGACCTGAAAGCAATTCACGGTCTAAATGCCGAAGCGGAACTCGCAAATATTCTCTCTACTGAGATTCTTGCAGAGATTAACCGTGAAGTCATTCGTACCATTTATATGATTGCTGAGCCTGGAGCACAAAACAACGTTGCTACTCAAGGTATTTTTGACCTTGATGTTGATTCCAACGGTCGTTGGTCGGTTGAAAAGTTCAAAGGTCTTATCTTCCAAATCGAAAGAGATGCGAACCAAATCGCTCAAAGAACTCGTAGAGGGAAGGGCAATATGATTCTTTGCTCCGCTGACATCGCTTCCGCTTTGGCTCACGCTGGAGTTCTGGATTATACCCCAGCTCTTAACGCTAATCTTCAGGTTGATGATACTGGCAATACATTTGCTGGTGTTCTTCAAGGCAAGTATAAGGTATACATTGACCCATATTCAGCCAACAACTCTAACACTCAGTTTTATGTTGCTGGCTATAAGGGTTCCAGTCCTTATGATGCAGGTCTCTTCTATTGTCCTTATGTTCCTCTCCAAATGGTTCGTGCTGTTGGTGAGCAAACCTTCCAGCCAAAAATCGGATTCAAGACTCGTTATGGAATCGTTGCGAATCCTTTTGCTGAAGGTACCAACCAAGGTCTTGGTAGACTTTCTAAGAACTCTAACCGTTACTATCGTAGAGTTCTCGTTAAGAATCTTATGTGAGTCTTGGTTACTCATCATAAATCAAATCAAGGAGCCTTCGGGCTCCTTTTTTATTGGCAATAAATAAAAATGTATAGTTTATGATACTATGTCTTTAAATCCATTTTTAAATCAAATTACCAATCGTAATTTTCTTTCTCCAGTTGGATTTCAATTTGTACTGCAAAAAAAGCCAAAGATTGATTTCTTTTGCAACAATGCGAATATACCAGGAATTAATTTAGGTGTCGCAATGCAGGGTTCTCCTCTTAAAGCAATTCCAGTACCAGGAGAAACCTTAACATTTGAAGATTTAACTCTTCGTTTTCTAGTGGATGAAGATATGGAAAATTATCTTGAAGTCTGGAATTGGTTATGTCAGTTTGGATTTCCAAAAAGTTTTGAGCAGTATCAACAATTACTAAATGAAGATGAGAATAGTGAAGGAGTTCAAAATGCAATTTCAGGAATGTCCGATGGAACTCTAATCATTTATAATAGTAATTATAATCCAAATATAAAAGTAGAGTTTAAAGATTTATTTCCAGTATCTTTAAGTTCAATAGTCTTTGATTCTACACCAAATGATATTACATATGCATCAGCTGAAGTAGTTTTCAAATACACAATTTATGATATAATAAAGATTTGATGTGTTTATCTTATGAATATTGATATTATTGAAGAAATGTGGGAACAAGATAGTCAAGTTGACCCAGATAATCTTCATCTTGAAAGTCTAAAAATACCAAGTTTACATTCCAAATATTATCAGATTTATAATAACATTTCATTACTTAAAAAACTAGAAGATAACAAATTTTTAGAACTTCAAAAAAATAAATGGTTATATTATTCAGGAAAAGCAGACCCTGAGATTTACAAAAAAGAACCATTTGACCATAGGGTAATGAAAGCTGATTTAGAGCGTTATTTGAGTTCTGATCAAGAATTAATAAAATGTAAAACTAAAATAGATTATTATAATCTAATGATTAAGTTTTTAGAAAGCATCATTAAAAATATAGAAAATAGAAGCTTTGTAATTAAGAATAGTATTGAATTTATGAAATTTACTGCAGGATATAACTAATGACTTCAGATGTAATTATTCATAAAAAGAATGAAGTGTATCTTAAACTTAAATGTGAGCCTCATATTTTATATGAGTTAGCTCCTTATTTTCAATTTGAAGTTGAAAATGCAAAGTTTATGAAGAATAAAAAATATAGAGGATGGGATGGAATTATAAATCTTCTAAACGTTCATACTAAAGAATTATATGTAGGGCTTTTAGATAAATTAGTTGAAAAAATTACTGCTCATAATTTAACTTATGAATTTGAAGATAATGAATACTATGGATTACCATACGAACAAAATGAGATGATTTCAATAGATGGAGTGAAGAGCTATATGAAAAGTATCATATCTTCACAATTTGAAATCAGAAATTATCAAGTTGAAGCCGTATATGAGGCACTTAGTAATAACAGAAAACTTCTTGTTTCTCCAACATCATCTGGTAAATCAATTTGCATTTATTCAATAACTAGATTTTATGTGGAAAAAGGATTAAAGGTTTTGATTATTGTTCCAACAACATCTCTTTGCTCTCAAATGAGTAAAGACTTTGATAGTTATGGATGGGAATCAAATGAATTAGTTCATCAAATATATTCCGGGTATGATAAAACTTCGGAAAAACCTGTTGTAGTTTCGACTTATCAAAGTTTATATAAGTTGGATAAATCTTATTTCAGTCAATATGACGTTGTAATTGTAGATGAAGCACATATTGCATCTTCATCTTCAATTACTGGAATCTTAAACAAGATGTGTGATGCAAAATATAGATTTGGATTTACTGGAACAACAAAACCAGAAAAAGTAAATATCTGGACTCTTGAAGGTTTATTTGGACCAATGTATAAAGTTATACGCACTAGTGAACTGATGGAGAAAGGTAGTATTGCAAAGCTTCAGATTCAGATTATACTACTTCAACACGAAGGTCAATCTTTTGAGACCTATGAAGACGAAATTCAATATTTGATTACACATCAAAAAAGAAATAATTTTATTAAAAATTTAGCTTTAGATTTAAAAGGAAATACATTAATACTATTTTCTAGAGTTGAAACTCACGGTCAAATTCTTTTTGATTTAATAAATACATCTGTAGACAAAAATAGAAAAGTATTCTTTGTTTATGGTGGGGTGGATGCTGAACAAAGAGAAAAGATTCGTGAAATTACTGAACTAGAAAATGATTCTATCATCGTGGCGTCATATGGAGTTTTTAGTACAGGAGTCTCAATTCGAAATCTTCATAATTTAATTTTTGCAAGTCCAAGTAAATCCAAAGTCCGCAATCTTCAAAGTATTGGAAGAATATTAAGAAAATCAAATAGTAAAGATAAAGCTATTTTATATGATATCGCTGATGACATTTCATATAAGAATAGAAACAACTATACGTTAAATCATTTAATTGAAAGAATTAAAATATATTCGGAGGAATTATTTAATTATCAATTACACAAAATTAATTTCAAGGAGAAAAAACTAAATGCCTAAAGAGGAATTTTATGCTATACTAAAACTATCTTCAGGTGAGGAAGTAATTTCAAAGGTGTGTGCCTTTGTTGAAAATGAAGAGCCTTTACTAATTCTAGATAATCCAATTTCAGTAGAAGTTATACCTGTTCCAGGTTCTAGACTTCCATATGTAAAAGTTACACCTTGGCTTAAAATGTCCAAGGAATCAACTCATATCATTAAGACAAAAGATATCATTACAATGAATGAAATTAAAGATGAATTTTTAATTAAAATGCATCATCAATATATTAAAGAACAAAATTCAAAAGACAAAGAGTTTCAAATTACCCCAGAAATGGGATTTGTAAATACAACTCAAAATGCAAGAAAGTCTTTGGAAAATCTTTATAAGACTCAAGAAGCTAGTAGTAACTTTGAGTAATTACCCTTCGGGTAATGTCTCTTCGAGACTAACTCTTCATCTTTCAAATTTGGGTCTGTAAGAATCTTTAAAGTATTTAAAGTCCTATAGTGTCCCCTTCAAACCACAGAAAGATTATAATCATACTTAAAGATAGTTGTCAATAGGTATTTGTACTCAACTTTAGAAATTGACTTAAACTGTTTTTAATGTTATCGTTATTTCAAATTTAGAACTAGATATGAAAAGAAAAGAAAAGAACGAGCATTATGTAGATAATAAGAAGTTCTATGATGCTATGGTAATCTATAAAAAGAAGTGGACTGATGCTAAAGAAGCATACTTCGAGAAATATGGAGATTACCCTAAAAATACAGATGATTGGGAAGGGCGACCCAGTGTTCCGAGATATATCGGAGAGTGTCTTTTAAAAATTGCTACTCATTTATCATATCTTCCAAAGTTTGCAAATTATTCATCTAGAGAAGATATGGTGATGGATGCTGTTGAAAATTCGATTCTATATCTTTATAATTTTGACCCGAATTACGTAAGTCCCAAAACAGGCAAAAAGATGAATCCATTTGCATATTTTACGCAAATTTCTTACTATGCATTTTTGCGCAGAATCGGAAGAGAAAATAAACAAAAAGAAATTGCAGATAAAATACTAGAACAAACTTCTTTTGATGAAGTATTTTCTGCGGACGAACATTATGATAGTTATGAATATAACTTAATTAAAGATACAATTTATTCAAAGTATAGTTGATAATGAAACTTGCAATCATAACTGATACTCATTATTGCTTTAAAAAATCAAATAAAAATTATCACGATTATTTTGAAAGATTTTATAATGATATATTTTTTCCTACTCTAGAAGAGCGTCAAATAGATGTCGTTGTTCATATGGGGGATGCATTTGATAATCGCAAAGGAGTTGATTATTGGGGCTTAGAGTGGGCACAGAGAGTCTTTTACGATAGGCTTCGAGATAATAAAATAAATCTGTTTCAACTATGTGGTAATCACGATGTTGAAAAAAAGACAACAAACAAGTATAATGCAATTGATACACTTCTCCGAGAATATTCAAATATTGAATGCATTACAGAACCAACCGAATACACAATAAGTGGCAAAAAACATTTATTTATTCCTTGGATATGTAAAGATAATGAGCAAAAAACATTTGAACTTGTGAATAGTTCCCAAGCAAAGGTTGTTTTTGGTCATTTAGAATTTACAGGATTTACTTTGTTTCCGGGGCAGCCGCAGATGAGCGGAATGTCTACAGAAAAGTTTAAAAAATTTGATAGGGTTTTTTCTGGTCATTATCATACAAAAAGTAATGACGGAAAAATATTTTATTTGGGTAATCCATATCAAATGTATTGGTCAGATGTAGATGACGAAAGAGGATTTCATATTTTTGATACAGATTCATATGAGCTAGAGTATATTAAAAATCCATATGAAATTTATAAAAGAATTTATTATTCTGATTTAGATTATAAGGATTTTGACTTTTCAGAAGTAGAAAATAAAAATATAAAAGTCGTCGTAAGTAAAAAAACAAATCAAAGTCAGTATGATAGATTTATATCTGAAATAATGAAAAACAATATTTTAGATTTAAAGATAGTTGAAAGTGTTGATGTTAATGATGATTTAGTAAATATCTCTGACTTAGATTGTGAAGATACCTTAACCACTTTAAATAAATACATAGAACAAACAGACTTTAGATTAAATAAGAAAGTAATTCGTAAAATTTTATACGATACCTATCAAGAGGCATTAGAATTGGAGGTTTAATATGTATATACTATCTTTAGATTCAGAGGCTAAAGGTGGGGCTTTTGCTATTGATGATGATTATGGCTTAAAGGTAATATATTTTTTTGAGGACGAAGATGATGCTGAAAGGTATCTTGGACTTTTAGAAGCAGAAGATTATCCTCCAATGAAAGTTGTTGAAGTTGAGGATGAGGTTGCTATAAAAACTTGCAAGGCGTATAATCATAGATACGTGATAATTAAACCAAATGACTTTGTGATTCCCCCTAGAGATTATGCTACACATTCAGAAGATTAGATATAAAAATATTTTATCAGCAGGAAATCAATTTATTGAATTAGATTTAGATTCTTATAGAACAACTATTTTAAAAGGGTTAAACGGTAATGGTAAATCCCTTGTTATAACTTCATTAATATTTGGCTTGTATGGTAGGTCAAATAGAGCGATAACTAAAAAGCAATTAGTTAATAGCATTAATAAAAAAGATTGCGTTGTAGAAGTTGATTTTTTATCAAATGGAAAATCTTATAAAGTAAGACGGGGAATATCTCCAAATATATTTGAAATCTGGATAGAGGGTAAACTTCAAGAAGAGTTATCGGCAGTTAAGGACCAGCAAAAATACTTAGAACAAAATATTCTTAAAATGTCTTACAAGACATTTATGCAAGTTGTTGTTCTTGGAAGCACTAATTATGTGCCTTTTATGGAATTGAGCGCAGCTGATAGAAGAGAATTAGTAGAAGAATTATTAGATATAAAAATATTTTCTTCGATGAATAATGTCCTCAAAGAAAAAATAAAAACTACAGACCGAATGCTCAATATAATTTCTTTAGAAAAGAAATCAACTAGAGAAAAAATTGAAATGCAGCATAATTTTATTGAGTCTGTTAAAGCCACTGGATTGGAGTCAATTCAAAAAAAAGAAGAGCAAACAAGAGACATAGAAAATGAGATTGGAGAACTTGAACACAGTGTTCAAGAATTATTAAAAAATATTAGCCTACATCAAAATAAACTAGAAGAAATTACATTCACTCCTAAAAAGCTGAAACAATTTCTAAGCATTCAAGGTAAAATACAACAAAAAATTAATATTATCGAGGAGGAGATTGTATTTTTTGATAATCATTCAATATGCCCTACTTGTACTCAAGAAGTCCAAAGTGAATTTAAAGAGGAAAAGACTTCAAATTTAAATCAACAAAAAATTGAACTTCTTGATGGTCTAACTGATTTAATTAACCAAATTAAAAAAGAAGAAGAAAACGAAAAAGAGTTTTTAAATCTATCTAATAAGATAAAAGAATTAAATTATAATGTTTCAAATCATCAAAATAAAATCACTTTAAATACTAGACAAATAAAGTCCATTCAAAAGGAAATAGTAGATATAAGTGACAATCTGAAGAATCAAAATAAAGAAATTAAGACCTTAGAAAAATTAATTAAACTGGAAAAGAAATTAGATAAAGATGAAAGTAATTGTAGGGAAAGTTTAGAATATCTTGAGTTTTCTTATCTTCTTTTAAAAGATGGTGGTATAAAATCAAAAATAATTGAAACATATTTGCCAGTGATGAATAATCAAATCAACAAATACCTTCAAATGATGGATTTGTATATTAATTTTACATTAGATAATGAATTTAAAGAAAGTATTAATACTCCTATACACGAAAACTTTTCCTATGGTTCTTTTTCAGAAGGAGAAAAGCAACGTATAAATCTAAGTCTTTTATTGGCTTGGAGGGATATTGCAAGAATGAAAAATTCTGTAAATTGTAATATTATGTTTTTTGATGAAACTTTAGATAGTTCTTTAGATTCAAGCGGTATCGAAGAACTTTTAAAAATTATTAATTATATTATAAAAGACTCAAATATTTTTATTATTTCACATCGAGATGGTTATGATGATAAATTTGAGAGAACCCTAGAAGTTAAAAAAATCAATGGGTTTACCAAAATGTTCACTTGACGATATTTCAAGCCAGTGGTAGGCTGAAATAGGTCAATCCCTCATCTACATTATGCAACAAGAAAAAACAATTATGATAAATGATGAAACAATTCGCTTTAAAGCAACTTCCAGTGGGTGTATAGATGGAGTTAAAACCGGATTTACGCCGAGCGAAGAAGATAGAAAATCTTTTTGGAAATATGAAGAGGACAAGACTTTAAAAGAACTTGAAAGTTATTTAATAGATACATATCAGTCTCATTACACTTCAAAAGTATCCAAGACTCAAACCATGGATTTAATTGAAAGTATTGGAGATGCTGAACCATTCAGCCGTTCTAATGCAATTAAATATCTCTCTAGATTTGGTAAGAAGAACGGAAAAAGTAAATTGGATTTGTTGAAGGCAATGCATTATTGCATTTTACTTTATCACTTCTCTGGACTTCATTCTAATAAAACTGACGAATATAAAACTTTTTGAATAAGATGAAACTATCAAATAATACGCTTGCAATCTTAAGTAATTTTTCTACTATTAATTCGAATATCTATGTTAGAACTGGGAATGTTTTAAGAACCATTTCAAACTCTAATGACCTTTCAGCTAGAGCCACAATTAGTGAAACATTTGACACTGAGTTTGCAATCTATGACCTCCCACAATTTCTTAAAGGATTAAAATTATATGAAAATCCAGAGTTGGAGTTCCCTCCTGGTGAAGGATATGCTTTGATTAAACAAGGCAATCATACGATTAAATATTTTCTCACAGAACCAGAATTAGTTAAAGCACCTGAAAATAGAAACATTGTTCTTCCATCTAAAGATGTTTGTTTTGAAATGTCAAAAGAACATCTTGATAAACTTATGAGAGCTACTTCAGTATTTGGTCTTTCTGATTTTACAGTTTTGGGTCAAAATGGGGAGATTACCCTTCAAGTTAGAAATAAAGTAAATCCAACTTCAAATCAAGTTTCAATTCTTGTAGGTCAAACTGATAAAGAGTTTGAGCTTAATTTTGATAAAAATAATCTCTTAATGATTGAAGGTTCTTATGATGTTGTCATTTCAAAGGAAATGATAGCAGAATTTACTAACCAAGATTTTGAGTTAACTTACTTTGTTGGATTGACTAGCGATAGTTA